CCCCTGGCTGGATGCTGACGAACAACTTGCGAGATATGCAGACTGGAAAGACCCTACCCAGTGGCCTGTGTCCAGCAGAAAGTCTGGCACGATTCGCCGTCTTGCCGATAAGCAGGGCGACCCCACCACGAAGGACGGTATCGTCGGCGCGTTCTGCCGCACCTACTCCGTGGAGGACGCGATCGAGGCCTTTCTTCCTGAGGTCTACATCAAAGGCGAGAACGGCCGCTATACCTACAAAGGTGGCTCTACTTCCGGCGGCCTCGTGATCTACGAAGACGGCCGCTTTGCGTACAGCCACCACAGCACAGACCCGACTTGCGGCAAACTCTGCAACGCCTTTGACCTCGTCCGCATTCACATGTTCGGTAAGGACGATGAAGGTAAGCCCGCAAACACTGCGGCGAACAACCTTCCTTCCTATAAAAATATGTGCAAGTGGATTGAGACCAACTGCGAGAGCGTTATGAAGGAGCTGCAGAGCAAGCAGCTCGACTACATCGTTCAGCTCTTCGGCGAGGGCGACGAGGCCCCAGATATGAACTGGGTATCTCAGCTTGAGGTTAACCCGAAGACCGGACACGCGGCGACTACGGTCGAGAACATTCGTATTATCGTCAAGAATGACCCGCGCTTTAAGGGCGCATTCTACTTCGACGAGTTTATGGAACGGCCTATGGTCTGCGGTGATCTTCCCTGGAGAAAAGCAGGTCCTAAGCCTCGCTCCTGGGACGATACTGACGACGCCGGCGTCCATAACATTTTGGAGAAAGACTATAAGATCGACAGTATGCCAAAGACTCGTGAAGGCGTAGACCTGGCGCTTGCTGATGTGACGCGGCACCCTGTCAGGGAGTACCTGCAAAGCCTCGTCTGGGACGGCGAGAAACGTTGCGAGACCGTATTCATTGACTACCTCGGAGCTGAGGATTCGAGATATGTCAGAACGGTAACCCGCAAAGCGCTGATCGGCGCGGCCGCAAGAATCTTGTCCCCTGGCTGCAAGCATGACCACATGCTGGTCCTTGTAGGTCCCCAGGGTTGCCGCAAGAGTACGACCTTGAAGAAACTCGGCAAGGACTGGTTCTCTGACTCGCTCTATACTATGACTGGTAAGGACGCCTACGAACAGCTCCAGGGCTTCTGGATAATCGAGCTCGGAGAAATGGCCGCGACCAGGAAGGCGGAAATCGAGTCGATCAAGCAGTTTGTCTCTAAACAGGAGGACAACTACCGTGCGGCATACGCTCGCCGCACTCAATGTCACCCGAGGCAGTGCGCTTTCTTCGGCACGACCAACGATGAGGAATTTTTGAGAGACCCGACAGGTGCTCGACGATTCTGGCCGGTCGTTGTAACGGACGCAGGGAAAACCCTCGGAGAGAAACTGACGTCCGCAATCGTCGATCAAATATGGGCCGAGGTCGTTACCTACTACGAGGCCGGAGAGACCTGGTACCTGGACAGCGCGGTCGAGGAAATGGCCCGCAAGGTGCAGGCCGATCACACTGAGGCAAATGGTAAGCTCGGCCTGATTGAGAACTTCCTTGCTGTTCCGCTGCCTGAGGGCTGGGACGATTGGGACCTCGAAAAGAGACTCATGTTCTGGAGCGGCGGCTTCGGCGAGGAACGCGAGGGCACCGTTCAGAGGACGAAGGTATGCGCTCTTGAGATATGGCAAGAGCTCTTTAAGGGTGACCCGAAGGGGTACTCGCAAGCCCAGGCAAGGGAGATCATCGGCCTCCTGCGCATGATTCCGGGCTGGCGGTTGTCCACCTCCGTCCAATGCGGAGCTATTTATGGAAGGCAGAGAGGCTTTGTGAAAGAGGTGTAATGCAACAAAGGTAGCACTTGTATGGCCAACTTTTTTCGCTAAGGGGTAGGTCGTACAGGAACAGAAGCAACAAAGGTAGCACTTTGCGAACTACCAGCAGCAAAGTGCTACCTACTCTGCTACCTCGAAAAACCCTTATATATCAAGGCTTTTTGGCTATTGGTAGTACTTGTAGTCGATAAAACATAAAAAGATTTTTTGAAAAAGTAAAGGGACACTCGACACAATGACGTCGCCCCCTCGCATTATACGTATATATAGGAAATCTTTGTTCCGTCTGCTACTCGACTACCTGAAGGAGGAAATCAATGTACGAAAGCACTTTTGAAAGAAAGCTATGCGACTATATAAAGTCACTCGGCGGTAAAGCGTACAAGTGGGTAAGCCCTGGCGCCCCGGGGGTGCCAGACAGAATCGCGATATTGCCGGGAGGCAAAGTCATTTTTATAGAGGTCAAGCGCCCGGGGCTGAGCGACGGGTTGAGTGTCAGACAGAAGAAGGTTATCGCGACACTCGTCGGGCTCGGCTGCACTGTATGGCGTATCTCCGATATGGAGGACTTGAAAGCGAGGTTGAGGGAGTATGGAGTTTAAGCCGTATTACTACCAGACCTTCGCAGAGAACTTTATCCTTGAAAATTCAGAGGCGGGGCTATTGCTGGATATGGGTATGGGGAAAACGGTAGTAAGCCTGACTGCGGCAGACAAGCTCTTGAACGACTACTTCGCGGTGAGCAAGGTTCTGGTGATCGCTCCGCTGAAACCGGCGCGTGAGACCTGGCCGCCTGAGATCAAGAAGTGGGACCACCTGAATCACCTGAGGCTCTCTATGATACTGGGGTCGAAGGCTGAGCGTACCGCAGCTTGCGAGCGGGAGGCTGACATCTATGTCGTGAATCGCGAGAATGTAGTCTGGCTTGTCGACTACTATAAGAGCAAGTGGCCTTTTGATATGGTCATCATCGATGAGCTGTCGAGTTTTAAGTCCAGCAAGGCGCAGCGGTTTAGGGCCCTGAAAAAGGTCCGGAAGTACATCAAGAGAATTGTCGGGCTTACCGGCACGCCGTCGCCGAACGGTCTGCTTGACCTATGGCCGGAGATGTATCTGCTGGACGAGGGAAAGGCTTTAGGCAAGACCCTGACTGGGTACCGCGATACCTACTTCCTGCCAGATAAGCGGAACGCTTCTACGATCTTTTCCTGGAAACTGAAAGACGGCGCAGAGGAACAGATTTACGAGAAGATCGGCAAGCTCTGTATCAGTATGAACGCCGCAGACTATTTGCAGCTGCCTGATAGGCTATTCCTGCGGAGAGAGTTTGAGCTGACGCCTGAGGCAATGGACCTTTATAAGACTCTGGAGCGGGACACTCTTCTCCCATTTGCTGACGGCGATATTGACGCTCCTACTGCTGCGGTCCTGACTAATAAGCTGCTGCAAGCTGCAGGCGGCGCGGCATACGATGAGAACGGCAAGGTCAAGGTTCTCCATGAGTGTAAGCTCGAGGCCCTGGACCAGTTGATCGAAGAGGCGAACGGCCAGCCTGTTCTTGTGTTCTATGCTTTTCGGCATGAGCGAGACAGAATCATGGAGCGTTATCCTGAGGCCGTAGATATTAAGGAGGACGGCGCAGTCGTCCGCTGGAACGAAGGCAAGATTCCGATCATGCTGGCGCACCCCGCAAGCGCTGGGCATGGGCTGAACCTTCAAGCTGGAGGCCATATCGCGATATGGTACGGCCTACCTACCAGCCTTGAGCTATACCAGCAGGCAAATAAGCGCTTGCACCGTCCAGGGCAGAAGAAAACGGTCCTGATTCACCATATCCTGATGAAAGGCACCTATGACTACAGAGTTTTAGACGACATACTTGCGCCGAAGGAGGTGCGGCAGAACGCTTGCCTTGAGGCGCTGAAAGCAAGAATCAAGGAGGTACAGCATGACAAGAGATGAAGCAAAAGAGTTTCTCAACCGCGGCTATCGGTCCAGAGCACGGATTCAGGCAAAGCGAGAGCGCATTGATAGTTGGCAGCAGATCGCCGAGTCTATCACAGCGGCGATAAAGCCGGTAGCCGCATTCTCCTCTCTTCCCTCTAAGAAGGTAGAGGACTGCGCCTGCAATATCGTTGACCTGCAGAGTGAGATACTGGACGAGATCAACGCTCTTACGAGGGCTGAGGCTGAAATCGGCAGAGCGATCGACCAGTATGTCGAGGACCCGACTCTGAAACAGGTTTTGGAGCTGCGGTATCTCAACTATCTCAAGTGGGAGGAGATCGCGGTTCGTATGAACCTTACTTTCCGGTGGACGATGACGCTACACAAGAGAGCGTTGGAAACTTTTTCGGCGAAAGCGCGTTAATTCACATTACGCGCGCGATATAATTTATACTCGGAAGACTCGGATGGAAAACGTCCGAGTCTTTTTAGTGGGACACTGCGCGGGCCTCCGGTGCAGTGTCCCACTACACTTTTACCCCGAAGGAGGTGGTGAGCGTGGCGGCTAAGCTAACGCCAAAACAGAGGCGCTTTGTAAATGAATACTTGATCGACCTGAATGCTACGCAAGCCGCTATTCGAGCGGGGTACAGCAAAAAGACGGCTCAGCAGATCAGCGCAGAAAACCTTTCCAAACCTGTCATCCAGGCTGAAATCCAGAAAAGGCAGGTCAAACTCCAGAATAAGCTGGAGATCACCCAGGAACGAGTCCTTCAGGAGCTTGCCGCTATCGCGTTTGCGAACGGTGCAGACTTCGCTAAGGTCGTAAATACTGGGTCACTGCCTACGGTTGAGATGATTCCGACTGATGAGCTGACTCCTGAGAAGCTATCGGCTATAGCAGGTATCAAGGCTAACCAGTACGGCGTGGAGGTCAAGCTCCATGATAAGGTTAAGGCGCTTGAGCTGCTTGGTAAGTACCTCGGCACCTTTGAGGGCGGCGCGACACAGGAGCAGTCTGAGAACAACCTCTTCGAGGCGATCGACTCTATCGGAGAGGAGGATTTGAATGATCTACCAGAAGTTCAGTACTCGGCAGAAGGCGACTCTGATATGGTGGAAGACTAAGGCCTTCGGCAATCGCGACGGCGTTATCTGTGACGGTTCCATTCGTTCAGGTAAGACAGTCTCCATGACGGTCGGCTTTATCCTCTGGAGCATGTCAAGGTTTAACAACCAGAGTTTCGCTATCTGCGGCCGAACGATCGAGGCTCTGCGCCGTAACGTGATCGTTCATATTCCTACCTGGCTTGAGGGTCTCTTTACAGTGACTGAGCGCCGCAGTGAGAACAAGATGGTCGTGACCGTTGGGAAACGGACAAACACCTATTACCTCTTCGGCGGCCGCGACGAGTCCAGCTATACACTGATTCAGGGTATCACGCTGGCCGGTGTCCTTTTCGATGAGGTCGCGCTTATGCCGCGTTCCTTTGTCGAGCAGGCAATGGCTCGTTGCTCTGTCTCTGGCTCGAAGTTCTGGTTCAACTGCAACCCTGAAAGTCCAGGCCACTGGTTCTATAAAGAGTGGATTTGTAAGGCCGCGGAGCGCAATATGCTCTATCTACACTTCACTATGGACGACAACCTCAGCCTCGACAGTAAGATCAAGGCCAGATATGAGGGTATGTATTCCGGCGTGTTCTATGACCGCTATATCAGAGGTCTGTGGACCGTTGCAGAGGGCCTGATCTATACCATGTTTAATAAGGACAACCACGTAGTTCCTTCTATACCTCGTAGCTACGAGGACTACCTGATCTCCTGCGACTACGGCACCCTGAACCCGACTTCGGCCGGGCTGTGGGGGCTGTGCGAGGGAAAATGGTACCGCATTCGTGAGTATTACTACGACGGACGAAAGCAGCGGCACCAGCGAACAGACGAGGAGCATTACGCAGCGATCGAAGAGCTTGCCGGCAACCTGCCGATTAGAAAGCTCATTGTTGACCCGTCTGCCGCGTCTTTTATCGAAGTAGTACGCAGGCATGACCGCTTTATGGTTGAGCCTGCAAGCAATAGAGTTCTTGACGGTATTCGCGATGTCGCCACTCGGCTGAACGCCGGCGACTTCTTTATCTGCGATTGCTGCAAGGACTGTATTCGAGAGTTCGGTCTCTATCGCTGGGACGAAAAAGCGATCGACGACCGGCCTCTTAAAACCGACGACCACGCAATGGACGATACCCGCTACTTCGTCCGCGCTGCGTTCCAGCCGTCGAGATTTAGTTTTTAAGGAGGCGAGATCATGCCTTTATTTATGAACCCTATTGAGCAGGAGCTTTTTAATCTGCGCCTCCGTGCCGGCAGGCCGATCACTGAGCTTGAGTTCTACGCCAGAGAGCTTGACGCCTGGGAGTCTTCCCCGGAGCGTAAGGAAATGCTTGACGGCGATCGATACTATGTCGGCAACCACGATATTCTGCGGCGCAAACGCACCGCGATCGGTCCTGACGGGAAGCTGATTCCTGTGGAGAACCTTCCGAACAACCGTATCGTGGATAACCAATACGCGAAACACGTAGACCAGAAGGCCAACTACCTGCTCGGTCAGCCAATCTCCTTTTCCTGCGATAATGAAGGGTACGTAGCTGAGATCAAGAAGATTCTCGGTATGAAGTTCATGCGTACCCTGAAAACCGCAGGAGTCGAGTGCTTTAACGCAGGTATCTCCTGGCTCTACCCCTACTATAACAAAAGCGGCGAACTTGCTTTCCGCGTGTTCCCCGGCTATGAGGTACTCCCTTTTTGGGCAGACACCGCGCACACTGAGCTTGATTCGGCTTTGCGGCTCTATCCTGTCGAGGTGTACTACGGAACCGAGAAGAAGATCGTCAAGAAGGTCGACCTCTTCACTATGGACGGCGTTACGACTTACACCTTTGAAGACGGCCGGCTGACACAGGACACCGAGAAGCAGTCCTATGTTAAGGCGAAAGACACCAGGGGCAATGAAAAGCCTCTGAACTGGGAACACTTTCCGCTTATCCCTATCAAGTACAACGCGAAGGAGATCCCCTTGATTCGCCGCGGTCGTTCGCTGCAAGACGCGATCAACCTGCTCCAGTCTGACTTTGTGAATAACATGGAGGAAGACGTACGGAACACGGTTCTCGTGCTCAAGAACTATGACGGCCAGGACCTCGGCGAGTTCCGGCGCAACCTCACCACCTACGGAGCTATCAAGGTCCGCACGGTTGAAGGTACTGACGGCGGCGTGGACAGTCTCGAGATCACGGTAAACGCCGAGAACTATAAGACTGTTCTGGAGCTCCTGAAAAAGGCGCTCATTGAAAACCTCCGCAGCTACGACGCAAAGGACGACCGGCTCTCCGGTACGCCTAACCAGATGAATATCCAGAGCATGTATTGCGACATCGATCTTGACGCAAATGCAATGGAGACCGAGCTGCAAGCTGCTTTTGAAGAGATTCTCTGGTTCGTCAATACGCACCTCGCCAACACCGGCAAGGGCTCGTTTGAGTCCGAAGATATTACGGTTATCTTCAACCGTGATATTCTTATCAACGAGTCCGAGTCTATCGATAACTGCGAGAAGTCTGTCGGCATTATCTCTAACGAGACGATCGTAGCTATGCACCCGTGGGTCGATGACCCCGCGGCAGAGCTGGAACGTCTCGAAAAGCAGAAAGAGGAAACCGACCCCTACCGTGCAGCCTTTGAGCAGGCCAAAGCTTTGCGCAATCCCGAAGGCGGTGAGCCGGTAAATGAGGAATGATAAATACTGGGCCAATCGAATGCGGATTCTTGAAGAGTCCTTGCTCGATACCGGCTATGATTATGTAAAGAACCTCGAGCGGCAGTATGCAACCGCTATTCAGGATATAGAATCGCAAATCGCGAAATGGTATCAGCGCTTTGCAACTGAGAATGGCATAACTCTCGCCGAGGCTAATAAGCTGCTTACCACGCAGGAGCTTGACGAGTTCAGGTGGACCGTTGAAGAATATATAAAATACGGTCAAGAGAACGCAGTCTCTCAGGCGTGGTATAAGCAGCTTAAAAATGCTTCTGCCCGCGTTCATGTATCGAGGCTTGATAGTCTCAAGCTCCAGCTCCAGGCGCAAGCCGAGGCTCTACACGGAGCCCAGACGGAGCTGCTTGAGACTTCTCTTGCGGAAGTTTATGAACGCGGTTATTACCATACAGCCTTTGAGCTGCAAAAGGGTATCGGAGTCGGCTGGACCCTTCACGGTTTGACCGACGACACGATCAAGAAGGCGCTCGCAAGACCTTGGACTCTGGACGCCCAGACGTTCAGTGATCGTATCTGGGCCAATAAGCAAGCCCTGGTAAACAGCGTGAATACGCAGCTTACTCAGACGATCATGCGCGGCGCCGCACCTGATAAGGCAATTAAGGCGATTGCTGATCGCTTTAAGGTTTCCCGCTCGCAGGCTGGACGCTTGGTCATGACTGAGACAGCAGCCTTTGCCAACATGGCGCGAAAAGACTGCTTTACCGATCTCGGCGTTAAGAAGTACGTGATCGTGGAGACCCTTGACAAGGAGACCTGCAGCCTTTGCGGTTCTCTGGACGGCAAGGTCTATCCTATGAGCGAGTACAAAGTCGGCGTTACTGCGCCGCCTTTCCACCCCTGGTGCCGCGGCACGACCGCGCCTTACTATGAGGATATGGAAAACCTCGGAGACCGTTTCGCAAGAGACGACGAGGGCAAGCGCTATACTGTTCCTAAGGATATGACCTATAAAGAGTGGGAAAGAAAATTTCTACCAAAAGCGCTTACAACCTTACCGCAGCGTGATATAATCATAGGGAGGTCCGTAGGTGCGAAAGCTCGTAACTATGAAGTCATGGACCTTGATACCGGCGAGATGTTCCACTTTGCTGAAGGTACAAAGATTCAGGACGTAGAGGTCTTTGCCGGTAAGGGAGTAAAGTCTCCTTTTAGGAAAGCTGAGAAGTACGCTGACCGTTACGGCGGCAAGCCAGAGGACTGGCAGCACGCAAAGGGGTTTGGTGTTCTCGCTACGCTTGAGGGCGATCGAGAGGCCGAGGTCCATTGGGTGCAGTGCTCTGGCGTCGGCAAGTTTGAGTTCTTTGTTAAGGAGTGGTTGGATTGAAGGTGAAGTATATCGGGCCGGACTTCGTTGCCATGCCCACTGGTACAGTATGTGAAGTACTGTCTATCGAAAAAGGTTGGTACCGTGTTATGACTGAGCTCGACGAAACTTACCTTTTTCCGCCTAAAGTATTTGAAATTGTTGAAGGGTCTGAGGCTGATGTTCTGGGTTCATAATTGACCCGTATCGAGCCAATGGCTCTAAGAGGGTAAACCTAAGGGCCCCAGCGTAAAAACGCGATACAGGAGACCGTGGAGCCCCATACAAGCAATAATGATTAGAGCACCCCTGCGGATAACGCAGGTGGTGCTTTTTTCACACAAAAATTACCGCCTTGCGCGGCGGACAATAAATAGCGCGCCCGCAATACCGGGACTGGCCGGATAAAAAGGATAGCGGGAGACAGGAGGAAAATATGTTGGACTGGCTGAAAACTATTTTGGGAGAAGCGTACTCCGAGGAGATCGACAAGAAGGTTTCCGAGGAGATCGGTAAGAACTTCGTGGCGCGCGCTGACTTTAACACGCTGAACACTGAGAAGAAAAACCTTGCCGACACGGTTAAGGAGCGCGACAAGCAGCTGGAGACCCTCAAGGCCTCTACCGGCAACGTTGAAGCTCTGAAAAACCAGATCGCAACTCTCCAGACCGAGAACGCAACTGCGGCGAAGGCCCACGAGGCTGAGATCAAAAGCCTCAAAATCGATACCGCCGTTGAGCTGGCTCTGTCTGCGGCAAAAGCGAAGAACGTAAAAGCCGTTAAGGCTCTGCTTGACCTGGATAAGGCTGAGCTGGACGCAGACGGCACCGTTAAGGGACTGGCCGACCAGATCAAGAAACTGGCTGAGGCTCCTGACAGCGGCTTTATGTTCGAGACTGGCAAGGCTGGATTCAAGGGTTTCAAGCCTGGTGAGAGCGGTGACCCTAACAACCAGCCCCCGGACTACTCTAAGATGACCTACGACGAACTCGCTGCGTATATGGAGAACAACCCTGACGCGGCAAACTAATTTTGAAAGGAAGTTGAACAATAATGGCGAAATTTGATGCTAAGTCCTTCAATGAGAAGGCATTCGGCAAGTATATGTCTGCCGTTCCCAACCCTAAGCTGAATAAGCTGAGAGAGTCTCGCGCGATCGTGGGCGACCAGCGCCTGCGCGATACCTTTGGTAACGCGAACCAGGGCGGTACTGTGTACGCGGTTCTGCCTTTCTTCGGTCTGCTCGGCGGCACCGCTCAGAACTACGACGGCGTGAGCGACCTGAACCCCGGCTCTACTAAGACCTTTGAGCAGGGTGTTTTCACCTTCGGCCGTATGAACGGCTGGACTGAGGCTGACTTCTCCTATGACGTCACCGGCGGCGTTGACTTTATGGCGAACGTCCGTAACCAGATTAACGAGTACTGGAACAGCGTTGACCAGGATATTCTGCTTGACATCTTGAAGGGTATCTTCCTCATGTCCAATACCGGCACCGGCGCGATCAAGACTGCGAACAAGAAGTTCGTGGACAACCATACCTATGACATCTCCGCAAGCGGCGATACTGAGACTACCGCTGACATGATGATGACCGCTACCACTCTGAACTCCGCTATCCAGAAGGCCTGCGGCGATCACAAGGGTAAGTTCTCTCTGGTGCTCTGCCACTCTGCGGTTGCTACCAACCTGGAGAACATGAAGCTCCTGACTTACCTGAAGTACACTGACGCCGACGGTATCGAGCGCGAGCTGGGCCTGGGCTCCTGGAACGGCCGCCTGGTTATCGTAGACGACTCCATGCCTGTTGCCGAGGAAGGCAGCACTCACAAGCACAGCGTCTACACCACCTACGTGCTGGGTGAGGGCGCGATCGGTTGGGAAGATGTCGGCGCGAAGGTGCCGTACGAGATGATTCGTGACGCTAAGCACCGCGGCGGTGAAGATACCCTCATCAGCCGTAAGCGCAAGGCTGTGTCTGTTGCAGGTATCTCCTACACGAAGGCCTCCCAGGTTACCAACAGCCCCACCAATGCTGAGCTGGCTACCGGCACTAACTGGTCTCTGGTTAACGACGGTACCGATACGATCGCTGATAAGGTTATTCCTATCGCCCGTATCATCTCCAGAGGTTAAGGCCTATGGTGGACGTACTCGCGGCAGTAAAAACCCGACTGTCGGCTCTCGGCTATACGGTAGCTGAGACCGACAG